ACATGGCACAAATTGATTGGCAAAGTATCATATCGGGTCAGCCGTCACAGAAGAAACGGTATGCCGGTGCTAATGTGCGGTTTTTCAACGCATATAGTGAGAATGAAGAGAAGTCTTTAGCAGCAGGAAGACCTATTTTTGACGAGATACCTTCTATCAGTGTTCAGTGGCCTGGTGGCGACGAGACTGTTAGACGTATTGAGCCGCAGGATATTCAGGAATACCCAGAGCTTTACGCTAGGTTTAGGGCTGGATCTGAGCCTGTAACTGAAGGTACCCCTCTTGCAGAGTGGCCAATGATGACCGGCTCCGCTATGCGCGAGCTGCAATATCTTGGATTCAAGACAGTTGAGCAGATGGCTAATGCTACCGAAGAGGCTAAGCGCAAACTAGGGCCATTGTCCAAGTTCGCTAAGATGGCTCAAGAGTGGCTAGCTGCTGCTAAGTCCGATCAGAATGATGTAGCTAAATTGCGTGTCATGCTGGAGAAAGAGCGTGAGAAGCGCATAGCTTTAGAAGAGAAGTTAGAACTTATGTTCCAACGAGTCGAAGCTAACGAGGGCACAGATTTGCGCTCTTACAGAAAGGAGGTGATCCCGTCAACCGAGGCCGAGGGCTTTGAGGATGAAATAGAAGAGGAGAAACCTAGACTAAGGGGGCGACCTAGAAAAGTATGAGCATAGCCACGGTAATACGAAATGTAGCAGATGAGGCAGGGTACACCGTTGAGTCAAATATATTGACCTCCAACGAAACTACTACAAAGCAGTTACTTGCCATTGCTAATCGTATTAACCGTGACATATTTGAGGCTTTCCCATGGCCTAAATGCTATGCACAAGGACGCATAACAACGGTGGCTGGTCAGGCAACTTACGCCTTGCCAGCCGCTTTTTCGATGTACCAATATGAAACCTTCTGGAATCAATCAACCAGATGGAGGGTGCTAGGTCCGATATCAGAGCAGGATTATGCACAGATTGAAGGTTACGGCGTATTACCTACCGTATACCAGCGCTTTCAAATTAGAGGACTAGGCAATAACGAATTACTAATTAGCCCCACACCTGGAACAAGTGGTCAGGTAATGGTGTTTGAATACATAGCTGATAGAAGCGTAGTACCTAAAACTTGGACTGCTAGTACATCTTTTACAGCTAATGCTTACTGTATTTATAACGGCAATTACTATCAAACTACCGCAGGAGGCACTACAGGGGCCACAGCACCAACGCATACAAGCGGAAGTGTGTCAGATGGTGGTGTGACATGGACCTATTATAACGGGCCTTACAGCACGTTTCTAGCCGATACAGATACGAGTATATTTCAAGAGAAGTTACTTGAGCAGGGCATACTAGAACGCTTTGCACAGATACACGGGCTAGAAGGTGTTAGGCCGGTATTTGATACTCAGCTAGTTGAAGAGTTTGGTAGGACTAAAGGCGGCAAGGTTATATACGCCGGTGCGCTAAATAGACCTACTCAGTTTGGTAGAAACAACGTGGTTACTTTTGGGACTTGGATATAATGGCAGTCAATCAACAACAGCAGCAAGGTGGCGATCCTGAGATAACTTACCGAGATCCTCGTGCTTACATAGCCTATTTAAGAACCAAGCGCCTTAATGCTATGCAGATTGATGACCTCGTGCGCCGTCGTTTTGGTGCTGGAGAAACTCCCGAAGAGCGAGCAAATCGAGAAGCTAAGGAAAAACAAACTAGTGGCCTAGCTCAAGCTGGAGGCGTAGTCGGTGGAGCTTTAGTTACCAACGAAGCTTTAGGTGGATTTAAAAATGTCAGGGGATTGTTTGATTCCAAACCTGATGCTCCAACATCTTTTACAGCAGAGCCAGTAGGCGCAGCAGCAACAGCTACCCCAGCATCACAAGCTGCTTTAAATGCCCCAGGTCAGGCAGCTTCTTCTATGCCACAAGTAATCAGCACTGAAGGCGCTATGTCAACGGTGCAAACACCAGTAGGGCCACAACAAGTGCCTACAGAATCACTTAACGACTCTACCTTTTGGAGTAATATAGATTACGGTCAAGTAGCTCAAGGCGGCTTGGGATTAGCTCAAATGTATATGGGCTATCGATCTTTTAAAGATGGAGATAAAATTGGTGGTGGTTTAGGCATGGCATCAGGGGCAGCTAACGTGGCTGCTTCTGGATTAGCTGGAGCCGGAGCACAATCAGCCGTTCAGAGCGGAGCCGGTGCTTATGCGATTCCTGGCTTAAATATTGCTATGGGCGCATACGGTGCGTACAAAACAGCAGAAATGACTGGTGAAATGGCCGCTGGTAAACAACGAGATGTTGGAGCCGCGCAAAGTGGTGCGATGGCAGGAGCCGCTATTGGTTCATTGGGCGGCCCTATTGGAACGGCAGTAGGTGCTGCTATTGGAGCTTTGGCTGGTTATGCTGGATCTAAATTTGCTGGAAGCTCAAAAAAGAAACCACAAGCATTGCGTGATAACATCCGTGGTGTTTTACAGAAAAACAATATTCTTGATGAAAACTATCAAGGTACTTTAGCGGATGGCAGCAAGTACGATTTTGGTAAAGATGGATCAACTCTTAAATGGTCTAACATAAACAAAATAGCAGAAGCGCAGCCAACAGCATGGAATGCAGCAGTTCCAGCAGCAGATGCTTTAGCTGCTTCATATGGATTTGTAGGGCAAAAAGCTTCAGACCTTGCAGCGTGGTACGCAAAAGGTGCCGTAAGTAACGCAGGGAATGATGGTAATATAGCACTGCAAAACATGCAGCACTTTGCTAAGCAGCAGGGCATTACCCTTGATGGAGTTAGAGGCAAGCTAGATGAAGCATTAAAAGATCAGCGCATTACTCAGGACAAATACAACTACTACCTTAATGGAGCGCAGCAGCTTTTAGGAGCAGCAGGGCCAGGGGCAGGAACAGCTCCCGCAGTAGTACAACGAGCAGAAAAAGGTAAAGTTGCTAGGCAAAGTCCTGGTCTATACCGCGATGATCAAGGGAAGTTAGTTGCTGGTAATTCAATGCGAACAGCTTTGGAAAACGCTTACAATAAGAAAAAAGAGGATAAAAAAGATGGCAAAGGGAAGTAAACTAGCAGGTGCATTAACTAGAGGGCCACGAGAGAAGGTGGGTGAGCGTCTTAGCCCTGGAGTATACCGAGGCGATAAAGGAGGCTTAGTAAACAGAAGCGGAGCCGTTATGCAAAGGCCGCAGAATCCACAGCCTCAAATGCCACCACCTGAAGCTTTTAACAATCTCCCAGGATATAGGGGCATGGAAGGACAAGGGCAAGGAGCTCCATGGCAAAATATAATGGGCAAAGGACCAGCTATGGACCCAGGTTACAATCAGGGTGGAGTGGGGGCTATCAATGAAGCTGCTAGACTAGCCGGTATGTATGCAGTGAATGGCGGGCAAAATGCGCCAGCTAGCGTAGCAGCAAACTTGGCTGGGATGTACGGGAAAACTCCTAACGATATTCAATCTGGTATGTATACGGTGCCTAATATGCCGCAGATGCCGCAAGCATCAGCAAACATGGGTGGTCGTTATCGCTTAAGTCCTGGTGTTTACGGAACGCAGCAACAGGCAATGAATCAGTACAATCAGCAGATGCAGCAAATGTCTCAGCCAATTCCAGGACTACAAAATGGACTTGGGCAGCAGGGCAATATGCCGCCGTCAAATTGGGTTCCTTACACACAACGCAGAGGATAATTTATGGCCTTCCAGGGCTTCACAATGCCACCGCCTTATGGTGGGTTGGACTTAGTAAGTCCGATTGATAACATGGATGCAACCTCCGCTCTGGAGCTTGTAAACGTGTTCCCTGGAGCCGGTGCGCCAACTGTTAGACTAGGGTATGAGCAGTTTTGTAATGTAGGTGCTACTTTACCGCTTAGGACATTAGCAGCATTAAACTTAAAAGATGGGAGCACTCAGCTAATAGGATGTTCCACAGATAAGATTTATTCAATTAATACTTCTGGTGCAAGCACAAACATTACAGGAACTACTACGCCAACAAGCGGTGAATGGCAAACAACTACTTACGCCAACAATATTTACCTTTGTAATGGTACTAATAACGCTCAGGTTTATACCGGCACAGGAACTTGTTCAGATGTTACTTTTTCAGGCGTTTCTAAAAGCGCATTGATAAATGTTACAAGCTATAAAGAGCGACTTTACTTTGTAGAACTTAACACGGCTAAGGTTTGGTATGGCGGTTTACAAGTTACTGGAACAGGTGGCACCCCAGCGCTTACTGCGTTTGACTTTCAATATGTATTTTCTCGTGGCGGTAGACTTGTTGGTATTGGTAGCTATAGTAACAGCGCTAACGTAGCAGCTCAGGATTACTTTTGGGCTTGCAGCTCTGAAGGTGAGATAGTCTTTTACAGCGGCACCTACGCTGGAGATCCTACAACCTGGGGATTAGTGGCTAGGTATTATATTGGTAAACCTTTAGGCTATAGAGCCTTTATTAGGGTAAACAACGAGGTTTGGATCGTAACAGAGCAGGGCATAGTGCCTATCTCTGGGCTATTTCAAGCAGACCCAGAAGCGGCGCTAAATGTACTTAGCCGCAACGTAAACCCGCTAATCTCAGAAGCCGCTAACACAGTAGGATTTGACCATCAGTGGACTGGGTTCTTTTGGCCACAGGGTAGGCGTGTTTATATTACTATCCCAACAACAGGGCTAGGATGTAAGTTTCTAGTCTATTCTATCGATACTAAAGGCTGGACAGTATTTCAGCTATTTAACGATGAACATGCCTTAGCGTCAGGACTCTTTAACAACAAACCTTATTACAGCTCTTCAACGGGAATAGTTTGGAAAGGTGAGACTGGCCAAGCTGATGCCAAGACTGCAACTGATAGTCAGTCAATTGCTTATAGCGGCAGAACGGCATTTAGCTTTTATGGCTCCCGTGGAAACTACAAAGCTTTTAAAGATATTCGTCCAATTATTAGGACAAAAAGAGGAATTACCCTTAATCTTGGCCTAGATGTAGATTTTCGGCGAATGCCAACAGTAACCGCAGTTACTACGCCAGCAGGAGTATTTACGCCCTGGGGTAGTCCTTGGGGTAGTCCTTGGTCAGCCGATATTGAGTACATCTTTGACCGATACGCCGTAAAAGGTCAGGGCCATTGTGCAGCGGTAAGATTTGGTGGTGCTATTAAAAACTCAACGATGCAGATTCTAGGCTTTGAAATTCGTTATGATATGGGTGGTCAGGTATAATTATGGCAAAGAAAAATACAGGTGCATTAGCTAACGATCCTAAAAATACGAAAGCACCAAGCGGCCCTAGTGTATGGCGTCGCACTGGTCCTGGTACTTACGTTGATCAATACGGCAATAAAATGAGTGGCCAGGCTAAGGCTCCTACAAAAGACATGTCAAAGGGTAAGGGCCAACCGCAGCAGACTGGATCGCAGCAGCCTACAACACAAGACGTAGCAGAGACAGGCTTTAGAGGAGCTTCAGACCTATACGGTCAAATGCAACAGCAATTCCAGGGCTTTAATCCATATCAGGTGCAGTCTCAATACAATCCAGTCTTTTCACAAGAGATGGAAAGAGCTAGGCAAAATGTAATGGGTCAGTTTGACCGCCGTAATGCAGAAGAGTTCCAGCGGCAAGATTTAGCTACTCAGCAACAGATTGCAGAACGAGGACTAGATCCAAACAGTCCTGCGGCTCAAGCTTTAATGAAACAAAATACGCAGCGGCAAGACCTAGCTAGGCAAGAAGCTATGTCATCAGCAGAGCAAGCGGCTATGGGCGTACAGCAACAGATGTATGGCCAGGCTATGAGCACTGCAACTATGCCATATGAAATATATGGTTCTACCTTTGCTCCTACTTACATGGCTGGAGTTGGCCAGGCTTATGGTCAGCAGAACTTACAGCAGCAACAACAGTTTGAAGCATCTCAAAACCAATTAACTAGAGCGAATCAGTTGCGTATTGCTGGAATGAACCGAGGCGGTGGCGGTGCTGGTGGCCCAGACTACTTTGAACAGTACATGTTACAAGATACGGCCAATCGCTACCAGCCACAAGGTCAGCAACCAAATGCAGGTGCTCAATTCGTACAGGGCGGCGTTCAGGGAGTTACAGGCCAAGTAACAGGGAGGCTAAATCAGCGCTAATATGGCAACACTAGAAGAAGCATTATACGGGTTAAACTATACGCCAGCAGATACCGGCTATGGCATTGCTGCTCAACAGGTAGGACAGCTAGGACCACAGCTTATAAACCCTTATGGCTCAACAGGGCAGGCCGTTGGTATAGGACTAGGCACAATACTTCTTCAGTCATTATTAGGCTATCAGGCTCGCTCTCAGGCCGCACAAGATACCTTACAGCTAAACACTCTAGCCAACCAGATGCAGACGCTAGAGACCCCACAGGCTAGGACTGATTTTATCGGTGGGGTTGGTGACCCATTACAGCAGTCCAGGCTATCTACTTTAGCTACTGCTCTACGGGCACAAGAACAAGCTAGGCAAGCTAAAACAGCAGATAAATTGCTAGACCTTCAAACAGCAGCTAATTTTGAGCTTGGGCCATTAGGTACTCAACTTGCAAAACGTAAGCAAGAACAAGAAATAGAATTAGCTCGTGCAAGAGTTCGAGGGCTTACTTCTGCGCTTGGTGGCGAAACGGCAGGTAGCTTTGGAGCATTACCGCCATTAGAAGGTGGGACAGCATTACAGGCAAAGCGTGATGCTTTAATTGCACGAGGTATTGAGCTAGGCATGACGCCAGGGCAAGCAGCTCAGTATGCTGAAAAGAATCTTTCGCTTGAAACTGGAGCCACTAAAGACGCTCAAAAACGAATAGACAAATCAAGAGAACGAGCAAATGCATTAGAGCAAGTATCTTCTACTGCTAGGGCAGGACTTGAAGGGGCTGGCATGACTGGCGGTGCATTAGGCGGTATTCGTGAAGCATTATCCTCTGGGTATGCCGTTATTAGCCCCAAAGAACAAGAAAAGCGAGACTACCAAAAATTACTTGATTCGGTTAGGCCACAAGTTGTTCAAATGCTTCGTTCGCCTGGTGCAGTTTCAGACTTTGAAACTAAACTGTTAATGGGCGCAGGGCCAAGCTCAACAAATACCCCAAGCGAAAACGCTAGAATCATTCAAGGCATGGATGTTGTAGCTAACCTTGAAGCGGATTATGCCGATTTCGTTGAGTCATTGGTTACAAAGCAAGGCTCTTCTGCCGGTGCAGATGCTCTATGGCGACAATATAAGAGTGAGGAGGTATTTCCTGAAGGTAAGTATAATCCTTTGCGTACTGATTGGGCTAATTGGCTTGCTGAGCGTGGTATGGCTACTGAATCAGCTATCGTAGCGCCAGTGCAAGATGAAAAGTTACAAATCCTTAGACAGCTACAAGCAGAATTAGCAGCAGAAAAGGCTAAGCGAGGTCGTTAATGGATGAGATTGACGCACAGATAGAAGCTATAAGAACTGAGCTAGCAGCATTACGAGCTGAGCCAGAACCTTCCATAGGGCGGCAACTTGCTTTTGATATCCCCGTGGGCGTTGCTCGTGCTGGAGCTGGACTTGCTGATGTTTTGTCATACCCCGTTGTAAAAGGCTTAGAATACGCCGGTGCGCCAGTAGAAACCTTTGGACTTAGTAAGCTACTTAGCGCTGGGGCAGAACAAGTAGCTCCTACACTCGGTGTGCAGCCTGAAACCGGCACACAAGAGTTAGTTAGTTTTCTTACTCCTTCGCCATTGTCTAAAGCTAAACTGCTTAGTCAGGCTGGCACAGGACTAGCGTCTTATTTTGGTATGAAAGGCGCTGAGGCAGTGGCCCCCGAATCGCAGTATGCAGGATTAGTAGGCGCATTGGCTGGCCCTGCTGCTCTATCTGGCGCAAGCAAAGCAGCTGGCGCAATAGCTCCAAAACTAGAAGAAGCTGGTTTGGGATTACAGCGTAGGGCTTTAGGAATTACAAAAGCTGATTACAAAAACGCTAAAAATGCTGTAATTGAAACAGTGTCAGGCGACTTTAGTACTCAGCTAAAAGAAAGCGTAGATGACTTAATTAAAAACAAAACACTCGGCACTAGCCTTGATCCAGGTGCGATGTTTGCTGAATTACAAGGAGCAAAAAGCGCCACAGAGGATGCAATACAAACTACATTAAAAGCGGCTGAAACTAAGATTGGACCGGTACCTCCCCCTAGTTTTGATAAGACGCTTGATTACATTTCTAAAAACATTGCAGCCGATCAGGTTGATAAGTATGTTAATAACGTAATTGAGTTTCAAGATGCGCTGCGTCGTGAAGGGCAAGGAAGTCTTACCTATCTTAATCAGCAAAAAAAGATTATCGGCGAAAACTGGAAAAACTCTCCACAGTCTGATCCAGGGTTCTGGCGGACTATTTACGGCGATGTAAAACGCCACATTGAAAAGTACGCTCCAGAGGTAAAAGACTTAAACAAGGAAAAGCAAAAGCTAATTCTTGCAGAGCCCGTTGTTACTCGTAATTTTAAGGCTTCTGGTGCTGATTACGATATAGGCGCACTACAAAAATTGCTTAACACTACCGGCGGTGCTGGGTTAGCTGGCGGAGCTATTCTTGGCGCTGCTACTGGTAGCCTTACCGGCGGTGTAGCCAGTGCTTTAGCTTTGCGTGGACTAGCTACGCCTACAGGTCAAAACATTGTAGGCCGTGGATTGCGTGGCACTGCTTCATTAGCTGAAGCGTTAGGTAAACCCCCAACACGAACAACACAAACATCGCAGCTTATTTCGCAAAAAGCATTTGAAGAAGCGCAACCATACATTCATGGGACCACTGAAGAAGGATTACAAGCAATTACTGAAGCTGGTAATTTTATTCCTAAAACTATTCGTTATTCAGTACTTGGACCAGGCGCAATTTATGGCGCTTTAAAAGGCTCAATGTGGCTTGATCCAGAAAGAGCAGCAAAAGCACGAATGTGGGATTTGCCAAAGCAAATACCAATTTACCTAGAACCTAAAGCAAAAATTGCACAAATAAACAATAATAATGATTGGGCTAATTTAGCTAAAAAAGTTGGAATGAAGCCGGACGAGTTGTCCAAAGCGTTGTGGTATGATCCTACTGAATATAATGCTAAACAGCAGCTTGAGGTTGCAGAGCAAGTCAAAAAGAAATTAATTGAAGTAGGCGTTGATGCCATTGAAATGAATACAACGCCCTATAATAAAACGCTTAAACAAATTCAAGATAAATACGGAGAGTGGTGGAATAAAAAATTACGAAAAGAAGATCAACAAGATTGGGAGTATATGGCGACTGCTCCATCTGAAGCAATACAACGATTGCGTAGTAGATTTAGCATTTATGATGCGATGGGCGGTGAGCAACAAATTGCAATTTTAAATCCTAAAATAGCTCAGCCAGCCGATAAAGCGTATGAAAGATTGTTGAAAGAATCTCCAGAGCAATTAAGACAAATAACACCAGACGAACTTGCAATAATTTCAAATTCAACAAAAGACAAATTATTACAATCTGGATATTTATCTAGTAAAACGGTTAGAGATTTTGAGCAATTAACTAAAACAACAACAGAAGCACCTGATGATATAGACGCAGCAATAGAAGCCGCTAGGCAAGAATTAGAAGCTTTACGCAGTTCTACGCCACAATCTGAAACTGTTAAGGTAGGCAAGCAAAATATCAGCATACCTACAGGCGAAGAGTACGCTCCGCCGTCATTAGTTAAGGCTGTGATGAAGGTAGAATCTGCCGGTAAGCAAGAAGCCGTTAGCCCTAAAGGAGCTACTGGACTAATGCAGCTTATGCCAGCAACAGCAAAAGACTTAGGCGTTGATGCTACTGATGCAGAACAAAACGTAGAGGGTGGCAGTCGGTATTTGCAGCAGATGATTAACAAGTATGGCAAAACAGATATAGCTCTTGCAGCGTATAACTGGGGACCAGGTAATATTGATAAAGCTATTAGAAAGCTTAATGCAGAGCGTAAGGCTGTAACTTGGGCAAACATTATGCAAATAGTTAAGGTACCGATGGAAACACGGCTATACGTCAACAAAGTTTTAAAGAATAGAGAAGTAGAAGCATAAGGAGCATTTATGGCTTGGGCAGCAGGAAACTTTACACGGGCTAATGGCGCTACTGAGTGGCAGGATGATGCAGCGCTAGGAATAGGCATTGAGCCAGGTATGCATGATGCGCAAGATAATGACCTTGCTACAGGCATTAATAATTGCCTAACCAAGGATGGTCAAAATACTCCTACAGCTGATTTGCCAATGGGAGCTTTTAAGCATACTAACGTGGCTAATGCTACGGCTAGGAATCATTATGCCGCAGTAGGTCAGGTGCAGGACGGAGATTACATCTGGCTAGGTACTACAGGCGGTACAGCTACGGCAATGACTGCAACAGCTACTCCTGCAATTACAGCGTATAAAGATGGTCAAAAGTTTAGGATGAAACCAGGCTTTGATAGCACTGGCGCAGTTTATACATCTCATTCTTTAAACGTAAATAGTTTAGGAGCTAAATCAATTATTGAGCAAAATGGCCAAAGTCCTACGATTGGATCATGGCTTACCGGTACAGGCAGAACTTTGGAGCTGGTATACAATGACGGATTTTTTGTTGTAACATCGGCTCCGCAATATTTTACAACTTGGACTCCTACATTAACGCCACAAAACGGCACAGCTTCAGGAACGGCTTTTTCCATAGCAAAGTATCAGCGCATTGGCGGCAACTCTTGCAATATTACGCTAAGAGCCACATGGACCCAAAACACAGCAAGCGCAAATTTTATTGATATTACATTACCTATTCGACCTAGTATAACTTTGCAAGGATTTGATTGTATTATTACAACAGGAGCAAGTTTAAAAACTGGATTTGCAATCATTTCTAGTAGCGTCGGTTCTGGCACTGTTAGGTGTTATGATTACGATCAAAGCGCAATATTAACAGGAACAAAAGAACTGATTTTATCTGGTACTTACGAAATAGGATAATTATGACATACCTAGATGTTTTGCCGTTTCACTGGAACCCTGCAACTGTATCAAATATTGATATAGTTGCCGCAATTAGGGACTGGCGCAACAAAGAGCTTGCCGCCTCAGATTATACTCAGTTGCCAGACGTAGCAGTTGATAAAGTAGCATGGATCTCCTACAGAGCTAGCTTACGGGCTATGCTTGATAATGTAAGCGATCCTAAGACAATAGTTTTTCCGGTTAGACCAAATGAAGAGACTGAGATTAGTCAGAGTGTCGGAATATAACGGTGCCACAATGGGCGTGTTATGTATCGATGACATGCCTGAGTTTGTCACCTTGGAAGATGCTTGGCGAGCTAATGAGCGTCGTATTAGCTGTATTCCCGTAGGTCGCTACAAAATTAAGCCAAGGAATAGCCCTAAGTTTGGCAAGACTTGGCAGGTTATGGATGTGGTAGAAAGAGACCATATCTTGTTTCATGCTGGAAATACGCACAAAGATACGCACGGGTGCATATTATTAGGCATGCAGTTTGGAACAATTGGATCAGATTCGGCTATCTTAGCTAGTAAGTCAGCGTTTAATCGCTTCTTAGACTTAATGGCGGGTACTCCCGAAGCAGAATTAGTAATAATTGATGCTTACGGAGGCGGTCGTGTCCACTAATATAATTGAACTACAATACTGGTTAGACATAGCTATTAAATGCGCTTTTGGTGTTTTAGTTAGCATTATAGGTATGGATTATCGCTCTATGAAGAACTCCCTAAAGGAGCTAGAGGAGCATAAATACCGGCTATCGGCTGAGGTAAGGATGCTGGAAGGAAGGCTGGACCGTATAGAGTCTAAGCTAGACCGAGTACTTTCTAAATGAAATGGTTACTAATAGCGCTGTTTAGCATTAATACGGCTTATGCTGCGCCTAGCCTATTGGGGATCTGTCATAAAGACTTCCCCTGCAAGCAAGTCAATAACCTGTATCAAGGATTGAATCAGGTAGAACTTAGCTGGTTAGAGACTACCTTTAATGAGCAATGCCCCTGCGTTGATAGCCTTTTAAATGACCCCAGGCGTAAGATTATTAGAGCCCACCTAATACAGAGCCCGTGCATGAGAAACAAGCGTTGTGGCCGCTATGAGGCTCTCTGGGGCTATACAGCGGCGTCGGGTAGTAGAGCTGCGCTAAATCCTAACAGTAGATTAAGAAAAAGGTTTAATAAGGTTGTTAGCCAGTTTAAAGCGAGGGTAACGGGTAAAGAACTTACCTGTTATGTTTCGCCATGTTTGGAGTGTGACCTATATGAATCTGCTAGAAAAGTACTCGCCTCTGTTGTATCTGCTGCTCTGCCTAGCTGTAACATTGTTGACAATCCATACCGCAGAAAGTGCCTCCCAGGATACACCTGTGAACAACACGGAGTTAATCCTAAGCTTACTGCCCCGTGTATAGTGGACCTAGACGGCATAGACGGCTCCACGGTCGATATAAAAGCTTGGGTTGCCAGGTACAAGCACTGTGACCTAACATATTATTGGGAACCATGGATGAACTGCATCAGAGGTAAGTTTGTTGATCCTAGGTCTCGTAACTGTAAATACCCTGCCTCGACATTTGAAGGCACTAAAGGAGTCTTATGCCAATACTTTTATCAATCGTCAGACATTTGCTTACCCTAGCTGCTGGTAGCCTTTTAACCATTGGCGTATCAGAGCATGACGCTGAGAATCTCGTTAGAGCTGTTGAGCCTGTAGTAGCTGGTGCTGTTATGTACGGCACTGCTCAGGCTTGGTCAGTTATTGAGAAGAAGAAGAAAAAATAGGCTTCTTACCCTTTAGCTTTGACACGTATCTTGTCGTGCCTGTACTGCGTAATGACGTTATCTCAGGCCCATCGGCTAGCTTCTGGACTCGCTCTCTAATCATCTTAGCAGCATCAGGAAAGTCGAAGAGATTATCACAGATGTATTGTAGGTTGTTTGGCCTGGGTTGCAGGTCAAAGAAGAACTCATGCAGTGATGCTTTAGATGGCCTAGCTAGTGATGCCCACATGCCTAAGTAATCCATCATCGCTCTTTCTATAACTGCCAACCATAGAGCATGCTCTGGCGTGGCGAACTTTATCTCGCCAAATATTGATTCATCCACGGTTACTTTTTCACTAGGTCTAGCCAATCTTCTAAGAACAGAGTCACCAACCACGGTCTCCCATTCTTCCTATGTATAACGACTGGGGTATTATCGCCACAATCTCGCACAGCCTGGTCAATGGCTTTATCGACATTGAGGTTCTGAACTCGTTTAACTTCTAGGTGCCAATTACTTAGCTCCTCACAAAGTACATCAGAATCTCCTGCTTTACCACAGAATTGCTGTGTGCGCCTAGCTGTTAGCCCGTGTTCCTTTAGCTTATTTGCTAGTTCCCGCTCTCCTGCTGCCCCTTTTGCCCTTGAGTTTACCATTACTTTTCCGTCTCCTGTTTATTTAAATGCTCTTTTAAAGTTCGGTATAAGGAGCTGCGAGTATCATATTGTTTTGGTAAGAATGCTCCTAAGAAATGTTTTCCACCATAGTAAATATCTCTTAACTTATATCTGGCTCGGTTGCCAAATGACTGTAAAAACCGCACGCATTTTGTTAACTTGTGCGATTCTATCTCGCGCAAATTATCGCTATACAGCTTACATTCAGCGACTAAATCTTTTATCTCTTGCTCTGCTTGTATTAATTCTTTAGTTTTTTTGCGTAGGAAAAACTTTTCATCTCGCAGCAAATTTGAGCGTATTTCTATAATGCTATTGTATCGCTGTTTTGCTGCCTGAAAGCCCTGTTTAAATAAAACAAGTTCTTCTGCGGACCCTTCAAAAGCATCAAATATGCGCTGGTCTCGCAGTAAATTATACGCTGCAAACTCCTTGTCACAGTTTGCCGATTCTTTACAAAACTTCTCGTATTCAGCTTCCCAATCGATTTCGTCTATAAGAATTATCATGCCATTCCCAAACATTACTTCTCCGTACTAAAGATATAATCCTGTCTAGCTAATCCGCTTGGGAATTCCATATTACCTTTGGTAAAGCTAGGCTCATTAAATACTACCTTATCCGTTGGCTGTACTGTTAGACGGCCTATGTCTAACTTGATAAAGCAAAACTCCTTAGCTTGATCTGGTACTGCTGAGAAGCCATCACCAATAGGAGCAGCGGTAAACAAGTACTCGCCTGTGTAATCGCCGTGCTTAGTCTTAGCCTTGCACTGGAGACCTGATAGGTAATTATACTCTAGCAAAGTAAACTCTTCACCGTAGCAGTCCCAGGTTTGAGCTTCATACGGCGACCAAGGTCGAGGCGGCTCCGGCACAAATGACATCGCATGAACTGGCACGTTCCTGTATATCGCTCCGCACTCTAGCATTACAGTGCAGCCCCATACTCTGCCAGGGTAGG